TAGTCCTACTAAAGACATACTTGATGTTAATAAATCTGCTGGTCCAAACGGTAATTTTACTCCTGAGAAATCTGTTGCCATGATAAAGCCCTCCATTTTTTTGTTTTATATTTCACTAGCTATTCACTAGAGAATGTCAATCATTGTCCTTATAGTAATAAATATCTCGGTCTTCATCCTCACCACCAACAGCGCTCTTTACTCTAGAAATGAACTCTGTAAGTGCATGAATGGCAAACCAGATCATAATAATAGGTGCAATATAAAACAACACCCATTTCATGATTTTCCAAAACTCACCCATGTTATCAGCATTTAAAAAACTAGTGTATTGTGGCAAATCCATAATCAACCACCACTATTCCTTGCTTTAACTGCTGATACAATCGCACCAATCAACAAACCTACTGCAATAATTGCAACAATGATTAGTACAAACGGTGCTGACGTTTTGAATAACATACCGAAGATTCCCCAAAAGAAATCCCAGTCAAAAACACTTCCTAAGTTACCCAACTATTCCAACTCCCTCATTCCTTACTTTTTTCATATATTCCTAACAACGTGAACACTAACGAGACAATAACCGCAAATGAAATGATAATGAAAGCTACGTCAGGATTAGCAAATACTGTTTTAAACGCTTGAAGAACTAGACCGCCTATCTCCATTTGTCGCTTCCTCCCTTAATAATGTTCATGAGAATAATTGCTACAGGATATAAGAGGAAACATGAAGCTATAGCGATAAAATAAATAACTCCTATTTCTTTTGGCGTTGTTATTAACGTTTGGTACATGATTAGAATCTCCTCGTGATTTGGTTATAGATCATAACGAACAATACGCAAACTAATAGAGTAGATACAATAATGTCACCAAGCGTTATCGTGTGACTTACTATTATGCTTCCTGCATCAGTGGTTACTAAACTTTCATTCATTTGCTACACCTCGTTTTAACAAAATAAAAAAGGACAAATACAACTTCTAAATAAGAAGGCATACTTGTCCCTTGTCGCACTACATCTATAAATATGCATATACATTAGTTAATGAAATGTGTATAATAACATAGGTAGTTGTAGTGAGCTTTATGCTCGGTTGCGAAGTAATGCCTTACTTCTCAGCCCCTCCACGATGTTGACGCATCGTGTGGGACTGCAACTATTTTTATTTTGTTTGGAATTTGGGTTTGGAATATATAGCAATAATAAAGAATTTCAGATGATTTTTCTACAAAATACAAGTGCCAAAATTATTTTGGCTCAAATCAAATATGATAATTTTCCCGATTCTAATTTTTAAAAATCTAATGCAAAAAGCGATTTGTAAATTTCACATACCATACTGTTTTCAGGTGTATACAGTACCCCAAGCGCACAAAAAGTTTTTGCTCGCATTTTCATTTCATAGATATAATATATCCTTAAAAAACCACACGTTTTTTACACTGAAATCCCCTAAATTAAAACAACAAAAAAAGACTAGAATTTTATCTAATCTTTCGCTTCATTTACCCTCTTTTAACTTAAAATACATACATAAAGATAAAACGATTTTTAGAAAATACTAAGATGCTTCTTGCGCCATTTCCAACACTTTTTTTCTCCATTTACTTACATCTTCACGAGAAATACCTAAATCAATTAGTTCTTTAGGTATAAATTTTTTATCCAACAACCATAAAGATAATCTTTCTAAAGCAATATTTTGATTACCGAAACTATAAACATTCTTATATTTTTTACAAGTATGTTTTTTTCTCCCTGTATATACCGATAAGTAAAAATACCTATTCCCCGCTGCTTTCGTGCTATTTAAATATGCCACAAAATTTCCTCCCGCATCTTTTCTCGAAAATTCATACGAACGTGTATTCGCGCGCCGATAAACATGTTCGCATATTTTGTAAAAAAAAGAAAGAAAAATGATTAGTCTTTTTTCAAATGTTTGTTGTAGTAATCCATGATGATCTTGCTAGCTATCTCATTTTTATTTCCTAATTCTTCAAACGCCCAAATTACTTTCTTTGGGACTTTAACAAATATCGTATCTATTTTGTCTTCCAACGGTTTTCTTGGTCTCGGCATTCAAAATCCTCATTATCCCTTTTATTATCAATCCTCTTTTCTTTTTATTTTTTATTTTTATTTTTCATCAGTATAGCAAAATTTACTAACCAATAAAATCAAGCTTCCACTTCTTACAGGAAAGGCAAATATATAATTCAATTTCTACGATATCACTTAATTCTTCAAATTCATCCACAGGTATTTCAACCGCTTGATAAACATTCATACTATTACCACATTCACACTGCATGCTATTTATCAAAGAACCATTAAATATTTCTAAAGCATTGCTACATAAGTAATAAACCAATTCACTTGAAGGTTCTATTTCAGAAGCTTCAATATGACCTGCATAATTTTCTAATAACAGATTTTCCTTTAACATTTAAAATCCCCCTTTAATTTTTAAAAATCATTAACGGTATTTTCTCATAAATTCATCTAAAGCTAATTCAACAAGTGAGTTTTTCGAAATTCTTCTATTCGCATACTTATCTGCAAACTTTTCAAAATCATCATGAATACTTTTGCTAATAATGATAGAACTTTTCTTTGTTTCTTCATTGCTTGGAAGGAAAGCTAAATCCATAAATAAACCCAAATCAGTATCCGTCACCTTTTTACTGAAATCTTTCAGAATTTTAACTTCTTCTTCACTGAATTCTAATTTCTCTTTTTCATTATTTTCAATTACTTTATTCTGATTTTTTTCTGATTTACTTCTTACATTATTCTTGTTTTTAACATCCAATTCAGTGTTATCAATCTTATCTTTCTCTGACAAATCACCTACAAAAAGATACTTTTTTTCACTATTATCATATTTGTAATGGTATTCGTTCAAACGTTTTCTAAGTGTATCTTTGCTTACCCCAAGTTCACTTGATAAATCAGGCATCTTTCTACCTTGATTTAATTCATCAATAATGCTGATTATTTTCATAAAAAATTCCTCCTTTGTAAGATTTTTCTCTTACTATCATTATACCATATTCAGATTAAAATAAGTGTTAAAACAACATAAAGTAAGAAATAAATCAGATATAAATCATACTTTTTTCATCATTGTTTAATTTATTTTTCCGAAGATTAGATGATTATGTTCCGCTACGCTTCACGTCTAAAGGGATTCTCAGGTGTTAGCCCTCCAATCCCCTTTAGACCTTTGCGATAGCAAAGAAATAAACTCAAGTGTAGTTTTAGTGCAGTTTTCAATTCGTCTTCAACCCTTGTTATATCAACGTTTCTAATCATTTAGTGAAGAAAGTGCAGTTTTTTTCAATTTATTTTTATAAATACTTAATTTATGGTTATTTTTTCCTTTTTTATTCGTTTTTTCTATTGACTTAAAAGTTTCTGCACTTTCTTCACTATTTGTCTATAAACCCTTTTGTATCAAGACTTTAACAAGATTTATATTCTGCACTAGAACTGCACTTTAAAAATAGTTTCTGCACTCGTAATCTCTTGGTACTTCTAGGTTTATGGGTTGTAGTGAAGAAAGTGGTGTAGTTTCTGCACTTTCTTCACTTTTGAAATAACCTCAAAAAAAGTACTTGTCCTATCTAGGATCAAGTACTTCTAAATTTTTATATACCATGCCTTTATTTGTTTTTTTAGGTTCTCCTACAACATTTTCAAATTTCTCTTTGAAATTATTTCTATTAAACTGTTCGTAGCCATTTTCAAGACAATAATCTTTATATGCATCAAACGTTTTTTTTGCTCCCCAATCACTATCTGAACCTATTACACAACATTCATCAATGAATTTCATTACACTATTAGAATTGGAAATCCATTTTTCTTTTAGTTCTTTACTTGCGTCGGGTATAGTCCATTCATCTTTTTCTAATACGCTAGTAAACATATTTATCGCACAAGTTATAAGGATTTCTATTTCTTCTTCATATGATTGTATTAATTCTTCTACTTCATCGTAATCAGGTTTGTATGGCATATTTATAAAATTCATACGTGATGTGATTGCTTCTGTATCATCTTTAAATTTAGGTAGTTTATTTGCTGAAAATACAAGTCTTGCTCTATTAAGAAAGTCGAAACTGTTTTCTCCTTTAAACTCTACACGTACTACATCATCGCCTGTTAAAGCTTTAAAATCTCCCGATTCATTAAAATAACTAGCATCAATATCGCCACAAAAATTTAGTGCTTTATTCATTAAAGATACACGAGAGAATTTATCCTCTATTAAACTTTTCAATGAAGTTGATGATGTATTATCTTTTCCTATGATTTTATTTAACATTTTTCCAATAACGGATTTTCCGTTTTTTCCGCTACCGACCATAATAAAAATCCCGCGTGGGTTTTGACGTTTATAAAATAAACTTCCTATCATTTCTAATAAAAGCATCTTTTCTTGTTCATCCATTAATGGTGATAGCTTTTCTAATGTTTTTTCGGGTACTATGAATTTTTCCCATGCTTCTTGATTGAAGTTATGAGGTATTTTTATTGTTGAATAATCATCTTTGTTAAAGCCTTTTATAAATTGCCCTCTTTCGCCTTTAGATTTAGGGAAATAAAATGTACCATTTTTAAATGTTACGGCTCTATGATTGTTATTAAATGAAATCTCTCTGTTTTCATATATTTTATCTTTAATAAGTTCAAGAGTTTCATTTCTTACATTTCTATTAAATGCTTCTGAAAGTTTATTTGTTATGATCTGTTTTAATCTATTAGTTGCTCTATCTTCCCAAACGCCTAATTCTTTGTTAAATAAAGCTAACGTTTCACCATTATTAAGTATTGGATATTCTTTCATTATTACTTGGGATAGTCTGTATACATCTATGTCGTAAGTAGCTTTTCCATGTTTAGAAAAATTTATAGACATATAGTCATTTTTTTCATCTTGATTTTGAGTTTGTATTTCATTTATACTATTAATAGAATGTTTTGAGATGGATGATTTATCAAAAGTTTGGGGGCTAACCTCTTTTGATGAATCATCTTTTTTTATGTCTTTTACAACGGTCAATATGGTTTTATCTGAAGTGCTTTTCATACTGTTTTAGTCCTCCTAAATAATATTTCATAACTTTGTATTTTGCTTGTACATCGTCTGATAGTAAAATATCTATCTCGTATTCTAGAATCGGAAGTTTGTGATAAATTTCGTGAAACATTTCCGCTTCAGTTGTAAATTCGAATAGTCGTAAAAGATTCTTGAATTCTTTTTCTCTATTAAGTAATGCTTGTAAAATAGCGTTCTCTAAGTTTTTCATTTGTTGCATTTTTTTATGTATCGCTTTTTGTTTAGCTATTTCTTTTTGCATATTTTTATGATTGAGATTTACATCTAATTTTAATTCCTTTAAAAGAAAGGTTTCTGCCTGTTTGTGTGTCCATCCATGCAATAGCATTAAACCTGAAAATTGGTCTATTGGTCTTCTGTTTCCGCATCCAGCAAAACAAAAACAATTGTTGTCTGATACATTTACAATCATGCTATCTTTATCATCAGCATGAAATGGACACTTGCACATGTGATTTTTCCCTCGTTTTTTTACTGTTACTCCACAATAGCTTTCTAAAAAATTTATGATTGGAAGTTTGCTTTTTATTAGATCGCTTTTTTGCATTTCTTTACACTTCTTTATCGTTACTTATAAGTTTTATGTGTTTCGCTAGGCTATGTCCTCTTTGATAGAAAACATCAATTAATCCTTTGTTTTCTAATCCTTTTAACGCTCTGTTAACGCTTGATTGGGATATGTTGCAACTTTTTATAATTTCTTCGTGTTTGATTTCAGTATGTCTTTTCCCGCAACCTCTATGTTGAAGATAAAGTAAAACTAGTTTTTCGGTTGAAGTTGTATGTTCTACTTTGAAAATTTCTTTTACTGTCAATTGGTTATCCTCCTATCAAGAAATGCTATATTTCAACTTTATCAGACAAGGTTTAACCTGTCAAATTGAAAAGTAAGTTGAATTTAATCGAATTAGAATAAAACCTTTAGTACCAATGGTTTGTAGTGGCGATTTATTAGCGGTTACAGATGGATTTGCAACATTTGTTTTGCGATGTTATGGCATGTCCTCGCAAATTCCCCCTACTTCTTGCACCAAGATTTCTCAATCCTCCTGAATCCTCCTGTATAATCGGCATTCTTTTGCGGAGAAATAATAGGTTATCGTCAATCCTCCCTATTATTTTTGTAATTCTTGATATTCTTTAATAATTTTGTAGAATGAGTTTTTCTTCAAATTCAGCATTTCAGTAAATTGAACGCCTGTGATTTCTTTGTTATCCCATCGCTCATAATTTTCTTTTAAAATTTTATATTGCTCTTTGGTAAGGGTTTTTAATTCAACTGTTGGACGACCTAATTTTTGCCCTCTTTGTTTGGCTGCTGCAATCCCTTCCGCTTGTCTTTTTTTTATTTTATTTCGTTCTTGTTCAGAAACATAAGAAAGTAATGATAGGAATTGGTCTTCCATTAATTTCCCCATATCTCCCATAGTTTTGAATTTTCTACTATCAAATAAAGTTTCGTTTTCCAATATAACGATATCAGCTTTCAATTCTCTTGTTATGTATTTCCACTCTGTTATCACGCCATCATACGTACGTCCTAGGCGGTCTAGTGAGTCTATGTAGATTAAATCCCCTTCTCGGATAATTTCTTTCATAGCTTTATAATTGGGGCGTTCAAAGTCTTTTCCGCTTTCTTTATCTATAAAGATGAATCGTTCTTCAATGTGTAAATCGTTCATTTTTTTTAATTGTCGTTGAATGTTTTGGTCTTTTGATGAAACTCGTATATAACCTATATTCATAGTTCCCCTTCTTTCCGCTTGTTTTTTACCCTATTATAACAAACGGCGTTTATAAAAGTCTATAATCATTTACAAACGTTTGCAAATAATTAAACACACTTTTATAAACGCTAATAAGCATTTATTTTTGGTGGTTTAAAAAGTATACTTTTTTAAACTATTTAAAATCATCTTCATCGATAAACTGTATTGCAAAATACAAAGCACTAGCAACAAATAAGAAAACCCAATAATCCCAATCAACCCTAGAAAAGTCTAAATCCATATCGATTCCTCCTATGTATACTTTTTTAAACTATTTATCTTTTCTTTCTAATAGTCCACCCGCATAAAACAAAACAACCACAATGCAAAAAAGAGGAGCAAATCTACCAACAAACGTCAAAAAATCATAAAAAACTGTTAAACCATCCATCCTTTCACCTTCTTCCAAACCAGATTAATAGCATCATATAACTCAAATAACAAAACCAAACCCACACCCAAACCTACAAATATCATTTTTCAGCCCCCTCTTAGCCACTGTAATGAACGAAACTGAAAACAATAGCCAAAATTACCACCATGAACAAACAATTCAATACAGACGTTTTAAACACTTCTGAATGCATTATTTCTTTCAAGTCGTTTCCTCCTGTTCCGCTTGATCTATACCAAACATGCTTATAACAAATGCAATCAACAACAATCCACCAACTAACAACGATAATGTATGCATATTATCTACCCCTTATTGTTCGGTTTTTAAGTTTATGATCAGCTGAATTTTGCACGGCTGCCATTACATTTTTCGATTAATTTACGAACTATAATTCAATTCTTCCAGATATTCTTCAAGTTTTCTTTTCTCTGTTCTCGTTAATTCATTCTGTTGCATCATGAAATATGAATTACGACCTACTTTAACCTTTCTATCGTTCCCAAACACCTTCTTTCTTTGCCAATGCATGCATTCATATGGAACAAGGATAAAACCCATTTTATGAGCCATATCTTCAGCTAACTCTAACTGTTTAAAAAAACAATACTCCTGATATAACTTCGCTAATTTTACCGCTGGCAATGTAGGGAAGTGATATAAAAGTTGCCTTGGATCTTTATCTTGAAACTTATTTGGAATTATTGAACATGTACTCATAAATTACCCCTCAATCGAAATATTTTTATCTAAAATAACTGGCTTCTTTCCCCTTGATCTATCATGAATTTCTTCTAGTTTCTCAAAAAATTTATCAGATTCACGTTCTGTTGGTGGCAAAGGAAAACCTTGTACCATTGCATATGTATCATATAAATTCAATCCAAAATATCTTTTAGCCTTACTCATTGGTAGAAACGTTTTATTTAAGAATTCCCCTGTCTGATAGTCCATAAATCGCAATGAGAATCCCTTATTTCCGATTTTACGAACATCAACCAATATTTCTACGATTTGTCTTATACGACTATCCACGTTATTTATAGAAGGTGAACAATATATCTGTACACTCTTCATTTTCCTTGTGAACATCATTACTTCGGTTGCTATGATAGAACCATGCTTTGACCATTTACGATTCGAGAAAGCCATTTGGCACTCATCCCAACAAGTGATACTCCCTTGAGCATTCGCTACCTCATACCAATCTGTATAGTGAGACATAGGATAAGAATCCAATAAGCCATAATTTGAAAATAACTTTATATCAGCCCCTTGCTCATAAGCTTTTTGTTTCCAGTGATGAGCTAAAACAGACATAATAAACGTTTTCCCTGCTCCTAATGGTCCTTGTACAAAAATATGATGAGCCATTACCTTCTTCCTTTCTCAGCCATTACAATCGGTTTTGGTGGTTTTGGAATCAACCCTTCAATAGTTTTCAAGTAATACTCTGGGTCTGCTACATTAACCTTACTTTCCATAATGAACTCAGCAACCGCCTTATAAGGATTTTCATCCCCATGAAGATATGCATTCTCCCCTAGCTTCTGTAAATAAATTAAGGCTCTTACTTGCGGTTCTTGTAACTCCTGTGCATTTGGTCTCATAACTTCTAAGACTTGCTTTACATCGCTTATATGTTGTACTTCTGGAAAGAGATTATCTGATATAACATTTTGTAGTTTTTCAGCATTACTATTGTTATTCACTTTATTTCCTCCTAACGTTCGGATTTTATATAAAATTCTCTTCTGGATCTGCTACGCTGCCATGCATTTTTTAATCAATTTCCGAACTATTGAGTCGGTTTTTGATATGTTTGTGTGGGAACATGTTGTTGTTCTGCTTTACCATTTGAGCAACTTACTGCACCAAATACGATGAAAGCAACAAGGATAATAAGCATTAAACCAATTTTCATAATGTCAAATGGACTCTCTGGCGGTTTCGGTTTAAATTGAGTGATATGTTTTAATACCATACTCTTTTCTAACTGTGCCAATCTCTTTGTTTCTTGAACCGATTGAGAAGGTGCTCTATAAAAGAAATTACGTCCATTTACGCTATTTGTTATCTCACAATCACCAATAGGCACTGCATACTCACCAGTAACAAACAATGTATCCTCTTCTATATTGTTAATTCGTTTAATATCGCTTGTTTTCGCTTCGTTATCAAAAACGATCAAAACATCATTTGTACTTGGGAAAAAATCCTCTTCTTTCATTTTTGACCTACTAAATTTACTTAGCATTTTCTACACCTACCCTATAATGTCTCTTTGCTTTTGTCGTTTTCCTTTTCTGTTATAAATCTTTAATCCGATAAATACAGATGTAAGGATACCCATTGAAGCCCCAAAACCTAAAACATACATATATCCAAACGCTTCTACCACCATTTAACCCCCTCTTTTATGCTATAGTACATCCTCATAGCTGACCTGAATATCAAAAGACTACCAAGCAATGTAACAGACGCTAGAATCGAAATTATGACCTTTTGCCACACACCGGGCATATCCCCAAATACACTTAAATATCTACCAACATCAATACCAGTTGCCACAACTAAATTTATACCTTGTATTTTTTCAATACATAAATCTAAAAAACTAATAATAGGCTGAAAAATAGAATCTACAAAACTATGTAATTTCTCCTTAACATCCATAATCAATCGCCCCCTATACGGATAGAAGAGATTAATTTCATTGCTGTAATGGCTGTCGTAAACCAAATAATAAATAATAATAAATAAGCAACTGAATTCATTTGCATTGGCTCTATTATTTTAAAAATCTTTCCGAATACTTCTGTATAACCTGTCCCCGCCGATTTAAAACCAGGAACATAAGTTAAACTCGCTAGGGTTTTTCCAAACCCAACCACTAGCGACCATAAGAGTTTCGCGGTCTGGAAAATTAATATAAATAGCTTGGTCACAACCAAACCAATGCTATATAAGAAATATAGAAAGGCATCTATAAGTGCAAATATAACTTCTATAACCTTCATAACCACGTCTATAAATGGTTTAAAAAGTTTATATAGTAAATTACCTATCCACTTAATAACTTCCCATAACAAGCCAAATAACTTCTTAAACGCATCTCCTATGATTCCCATGCTTTACTTCCTTGTTCCTAATGCTCGGTAAATCACATCAATAATACGATCTGCAAAAAGCAAAGCACTTAATAAAAACAAAAGAGGTACAACAAAAGGAAGAAGTTTAGCAAAAATCGTTCCTAATATCGCATTAAATAAAAACGAACTCATTTTTTATCTTTCTCCCTTCTCACTGCTTTAACAATTAACTCCTTTAATGGTTTAAACCAAATAATTGCAATCGATAACAATATAAATCCACCTAA